TTTCACCATTGCGGATAGCGTTGCCATCACCCACAAAAGCCTGCTCAGTGTAACGGGCAAGACCCATCAACGTGTTACGGCTTGAAGGAGGAATGATGAAGAAGCGACCATCCATAGGAGTATCGTTGTCATCCAAACGCTGAATAGTACGGCGAATAGCCGAATCAGTCAGAGCAGAAGCGTTACCAGTGTTGGTGTTAGCTGAGTAGTCGAAGGTTGTTGTACCATCGCCACCAACCAAACCAGCAGTGTAACGTGCGCTACCAGCAGTACCGCCATTGGCAGAACGACCCAACTGAATCAAGTCTGAATCGACTTGTTTAGCCAAGGCATAACCTGCGTCAGAAGTGTAGAAGTTGCGCATTGAGTTCAATGCTTGTGCTTCGACAATATCTTCGATCAAGCGGCTATATTCATAGTGCTTGTTGATAGATACTTGGACTTCATCAGCGGTGTCAACGATTAAGGTGACTGCATCTGTTTTGGTTTTTGCTGAAGCGTTGCCACGACCAGGGGCTGGAATGTGAACTGTGTCACCTTTCTTACCCTTGAAGTTCATCTTCATAACCAAGTTCGCTAGAACAAGGTTTTTCTTGTAACTGGCAACAATTTCATCACTCCAAATTTCAGGAATGAAGTTAGCTGCTGTGGTTACTGTGGTTGCATTGTTAGGTGCGAATGCTGTATTAGCCATAATTAAATCTCCAAATAGTTAAATTTTACCTGACCCGACCTTCTTGATACGCTACCATAATTTCATCAGATAACGCTTCATAGCGGTTAGGGTCTTGCATTTTCAGCCGAATAAGGTCAGCCCTTCGATATACTTTCTTTGATGATTCACCAGAACCACCTGTATCAACTCCAACGGCTCTAAGAGTTTGCTTTCTTGATGCTTCTCCCGCATCGCTTACTTGCTTATTCTTAACACCACGAAGTTGCTTGTAGGTAGATAGCAATTCATTGGCTGAGTCGAAATCATATCCAGAATCGGCTTGCTCAAAAATCTTGATGCGAACAGGGCTAGACTTCACCCAATTTGCAAAGTCCTGATCTTTGGCGATGTCTCCAAAGTCGGGATGTTCTTGCGCTAACCTTTGCTGAATCTGTGACCTTTTCATTTCTAGCGTTACTTGACGTGCCGCTAGGATGTCTGGGTGATTATCAACAGTCCTTTGAACTGCCTTCTGTGGATTCTCAAAGAAATCTACTTCAGGCTCTTCCTGTCTAGTCTGTTGCTGTCGTGACCCAAGGTTCTGCTTAATAAGTTCATCAGCTAACTTACGGACTTCGCCTACTTCTTGTGCTTGCTTTCCAATGAGCTTTTCAGCCTCTTGGTGCATCCTCACAATATCGTCTAAACTTTTGTCCCTGTATTTCTCAGGAAGTTCAGCCTTTTGCTCGATCTTCTGTTGCTCAATCTCTAACTCACCAAACTCTTCTTTGTCGTTGTCAACTAACATACTTCTTTCCTTTTCCTGCCGCTATCGGTTGTAGGAGATTCAACTCGGCATAATTGCTTATGAGTTGAGTTTGCGCTCAGATTTCAACTTGTCATTATGGCTTTTATCAAACTTGGCATGAGCCGTTGGGAATGAACCAGACCATCCTTCAAGCCTAAAATAAGGCGCGGATAAAGTGCGATGAGATTCCTCACCACACTCACACATAAGACTTGATGTCTCATAAACAACAAGTCTTGACGTTTTATGCCCATTTACACAGGCAAATTCATACATTCTTTTCATTTAAGTCCTCAAATGCTCTTTCGCTGACTTGTTTTAAGTTTTTCAGCCAAATAAGGATTGAATACTCACCTTTTCTGAATTGTAGACTTTTTTCATCTGCAATTGTTGAAATATTATTCAAAGGTTCAATCATTTTGTCAACATCTTCCATCAATTCTTTCCACCCTTGAGTGGACATCATGGAAAAACGCTCTTCATAGTACTTCTGAAGTTCCTGATTCATTGTCTAGCCATCTGTTTTTCAACAATCTTAGCCTTATTCTGAATATCCGCTTCTTTTAGCATCAAATCAGCAATCTTGACTCGCTTATCAAACTCTTTTGAAGCCAAAGCATCGTCAGTAGGTAGATTCTTGGTGTTAGCCGCCATGCTCTTAGCTTGCAACTCAATAGGCATCAATTGCGCTTCAGTCAATAACTTTTGCGCTTCAGCCTTGTTCTGCTCTGCTTGAGTAGTTTGGACAGCAATCTGAGCTTGAGCCAGTTGCATAGCCAATTGTTGTTGCATCTGAGCTGCCTGTTGAGCCTGTGGATCAGCCGTAGCCATCTTGTCTAGCATCGCAATCAACTCAAATCTGTTTGACAGAGAAGAATTAGCCATGATGCCCTTCAAAATGATAGGCAAAACAGGTGTATTAGGGCCAAGAGTCTGCAATAGTGAGATGAACTGTTGTTGCTCATGCTCTCTAGCAATAATACCGAGTGCTGCCGTAGGAATGAACTTCATGTCCACAGTAGGGTAACGCTCTGGATCAAACTGCATATAGCGGTAGGCGGCTTTAGTGATGAAGGGGATCATGAAATCCTCTTGGAAGTTCACCAAGGTACGCTTGTATTTCTTGATAATCGAGGCAGTAGCCATCGAAATACCGCCCTGACCTGCATCTCGAGCAACGGCAGACACCATTCCCTGTGAGTCAAGAGTTCCTGTTGCCATCAAAAGCATACGCTCAAACTCTTTGGCAGTTGTCAGGTTAGAACCATCAGTGTTTCCGAACTTGAACGGGAACAGAATCTCGTTAGGATTGCCGTTTGTCAGGATTGCCTTGCCTGGCTTTACTTCAAACTTAGCACCACGGGGGAGGCGAGTCGCATCCATAGCCATCATTGGGCTAGTTGTCAAAGCTAGTGAATCTAAGTGTGAACGAACTTGGGCATCTATAGCTTTTTGTGAGTTGTAAGCCTTCTCAACAGTACCACGACCTAACAAGCGATTAGGAACTGTATCGTCCTGATAAGCAAGGATTGGGCGATCCTTCATCATGTATGGGTTCTTTTCTGCTTTGAGAAGAACACCATCATTGGCAATCACTACGATAGCCTCAACCAGATCGGAATACTCATCTTGTAGAGAGTCTTCAGGGAATAAGTCTTCTACTTCAGAACCATCTTCTTCTAGTTCATCAAGATACTCACGAGGAACTAAACCATAGTAAGTCAAAAGTTTAACTTTATCGTCTTCGTACTGAGTAATCTCTTGGGTAGGCTCTAAGTCCGTATCCATCGAGTCAGTACCGACTTTTACCTTGCGATAGATGCCTTCTTCTTGACCTTTTACGACCTTGTGGATAGAGACATACTTCTCAACTGCCACACCCATACAGTCATCAATAGATGTTCCATTGGGGTCAAACAAGAAGTTACGGGGGTTAACAGGAACAATCTTGACTGCAATGCGGTCTTGTTCTACGACACCGATAGCCGCTTGTCCCATTTGACCAGGTATTGCCTGAGTAGCGGGGACAAACACTTTCTCTGTTTTTACAACAATCTCACCAATACCCGTGCCATAGAGTTCAGCCAACAACTCAATCTGGTCAATAGACTTACGAATCTTATCAACTTTGAAGTCTTCCATAAGTTGTGCTTTGATAGCAGCAACATCTAGAGGACTACCATTAACATCACGAATATCGTCTTGAATGTCAAAGAACTCACCCTGACCGAAGATGGCTTCCATGATCTCGGCATGGCGTGTCTCTACGGCTTGTTGGGTAGCGGGGGTAACGATACGGCTACGCTCGGACTCACGGGTTTTATCTTGGACATCCCACTCACCATTGAAGATGCGCTCGTACTCTAGCCAATCAGTCAAGAAGTTGGTGTCTCGGTAGTCCCTCCATCGATCACAATGGTTGACAACAAAGGCGGTAAGTTCTTTGTCTGAGTCGCTAGGTTCTTGGAATTCCATTCTTATACCCCACTAATAATATCTACGGGTTGCCAATCCTCGCTATCATCTTCTTCCATGTAAGATGTAACAGCAAGTTGGTCAATGTAACTGAGGGAGTCAGGCAAGTCATCATGGACTCCTTGAGCAGGGAACAGGATTAACTGGTCTACAAACTCATCCCAATCTTCTTCCGAATTTAACACAATTCTGCCATGCTCGAACCTACCTTGTAAAGCCCAGATGATTCGATCCGCTTTTTTTCTATTCCCGTGGGTTAAATCTATGATGTGAGCATACGTATTATTCTTACGCATTAAGTCACTAAGATACGGCAAAACAGCGTTCTTTAACGCCCCCCTCTCTATCCCCACACTTAGAGGGCGGTAGTCCCGAATAGCAATCAGAATCTTAGAAGCAGTCTCACGGATGTCCCAACGCCCGTGTTCAATCTTCTCAACAAACCACTTCCCATCGTCTGTGACCTTGACTATGGAGATAGCAGACTCGTCCAGACGCTTCTTAGAGTTGGCTGCTTGTTTGGCAACTTCCTCGAATCCCGCAAGGTCAACAGCGATGTAATAGCTTCCGTGTTCAGGTTCTACCCCGTATTTGATCCACTCTTCCTTGAAGATGTCCGAACCCGCATTGGTGAAAGAAGCTAAAAACTCCTGCTTAAAAGCAAATGAGGATAGTGTTTTCTTTGCTGACTCTATTTCTGAACGATCGATTAGTGGATTGTCGGCAGTAGTGAAATGCCAAGATTTCCAGTCTGGGTCACTTCCATCTTCACCAAGTTTGTACAAGTCATGGAACCAATTTCGCCCTTTTGGAGTTCCCAGAAATAGAGCACGACCTTTTTTATCACTCAAACTAGCACGAATAACTTGCTCCCATGCCTCAGGTTTAATGTCGGCAACTTCGTCTAGCACCGCATAGGTTAGCGATACGCCTCGTAAGGTATCGGGACGATCCGCACCCCGAACATAGATTTTTGCCCCGTTAATCATGGTTATATCAAGGTTATTAACATGACTAGACTGAATAACATCTCGACCTAGATCAAGCAATAAATCCCAAACGATTTGTCGACTCTGCCCCATTGTAGGAGAGACATACAGCACAGCAGACCCTTGAGGGCATCTTAGGGCTTCGATAATCAATGTGATGGCGCATAACCTAGACTTGCCACATCGCCTTCCAGCAGCTACGATTTTGAATCGGCTTTTATCAGCAAAAACTTCCTGTTGCCAAGGTAGAAGCGAGAAATTTAAATCAGCCATTATGTTCCTGTAAGTATTGGGCGGCTTTCAAAAGCACTTCAGAACTGTCTTTTAGCATTCCTATGCCAACATTGCATGTTGCACATAAAAGTTTACGTATTTTCTTAGTATTGTGATTGTGGTCAACATACATCTTTTTGCCAACAACTTCTTCGTGATCTCCACAAATAGCACACTTGTAATCCTGTTCCAAACGAAGAGCATTGTATTCATTTAGAGTTAAACCATACTTGCGTTTAATAGTATTGCCGTAGTATCGATCTTTATTATTGTGATACCAATCCTTAGCTTGTTGGTCAATCTTGTCTTTGTTTTTTAGATAATGACGCCTTTTCTGTTCTTTTCGTTTGTCAGGATTATTAGCACGCCATTCGTTTAATTTCTTTAACTTTTGTTTTCTCGCTTCTGGGGAAGGAGATTTATCATATAAAGAAACACAAGCCTTGCACTTGTATTGGTATCCACGAGTAGTCGTAGCTGATTTATAAAAGCAAGAAGGCGGAAATTCACCCTTGCAGGCATTGCATTGCAGTTCAGTCATTTATGTCCTCTTTCAGAAGGATTGGGGTGTATTGCCACACGCACCCCACACGCGTTGAAAGCTCATTATGAGTCGGCTGACCTATATTCTACATCTTCTGCGGTCTCAAGGATAGTTGGCTCTTGTCCCAAACCAGTGATATTGATGGTCACAGCACTTCTCTGAGACTTATCCTTTTCAAACAAAGAAACAGGAAGAGTCCTATCAAGACACATCTTCAAAGCTACTAATTGATGTGGATGCTCATCATTAAGGGCTATCTCTATCACCTTCTGAGCCACATCCTTACCTCCACTCCTAATCATCAACTCCTTTAGCTCCTTGAGCCCTGGTGGAT